CTATCAGCTAAGACTGGAGTCAGTGTAAATGCTGGAGAAAATCTTGGCATCTACGGTGAGATCTCAGTCCTTACCCCTGAGGATGATGATGATGATAAGTCATGGTCAACCAAACTCGGCGCTAAATACAGCTTTTAATTTATGGCACAACAATCCACCGGAGGGTTCGGGGTAGCAAACCCCGTGAAATACTCTCCAGATATAGATATCAAAGATCCTGAATCTGATCAAACTCCTAGTGACTCACAACCACCTGGAGTTGATGATGATATGCCTCAATCATTAGAGGAAGCTCTCTTAGGAGAGTAAAAGGAAGGGAGGCACCTCAGAGTCGGACCTCCCTTTCATTGGTAAGAGCCCTTACGAGGATACCTCTTGCCGTCTAGACGGTAGGGATAGACCTACAATACAAATTAAATATCGCGCAACAAAATTTACGTACGTAAGAAAGTAAACTATACAATCCTTTTAGATTAATGGCTCAACAGGCTACAACTGCTAATGCCAATGGTCCTATTTGGGGTGGTGCCGATAATGGTGCCGATACCACGACTACCGCGAGGAGAGCTTTATATTTGAAGCTTTTCTCAGGTGAGATGTTCAAAGGTTTCCAACGCAATACAATTGCACGGGATCTAGTAACACGTCGTACCCTAAAGAATGGTAAGTCATTGCAGTTCATCTACACGGGTCGTACCAAGGCTGAATTCCATGTTCCTGGTCAGAGCATTCTCGGTAATGACGAGAAGTCTCCTCCAGTAGCAGAGAAGACCATCACTTGTGATGACCTTTTGATCTCCAGTGCATTCGTATATGAGTTAGATGAGACTCTTGCACACTATGACTTGAGAGGTGAGATCTCTCGTAAAATCGGTTATGCTCTCGCTGAGAACTATGACCGTCGGATCTTCCGTGCTATCTCCAAAGCTGCTAGACAGCCTTCGCCAGTTAACATGGCTAACTTTAAGGAGCCAGGTGGTAGTATTGTTAAGGTCGGTGCTGCTAATAGTACAGCAGCAACTGATGCTTACGACTCAACTAAGTTAGTACAAGCCTTCTTCGAAGCAGCTGCTATCCTAGATGAGAAAGGTGTCAGTGGTGAAGGACGCGTAGCCGTCTTGAACCCAAGACAGTACTACGAGTTGATAAGGAATTGTGCAACTAACAACCTTATTAACCGTGATGAAACAGGTAACGCCTTACAATCTGGTAATGGTATTCTTGACATTGCAGGCATTAAGATCTACAAGTCAATGAACATCCCATTCTTGGGTGACTACGGTGTTAACCTAGCTAACCTTCCATCTGGTGCTGTATCTAACATTAATGAAGCCGCTTCCAAAGGTAGCTTTATTGGTGAAGATATGGATGACCAAGATGCATCTAATACTCCTAGTGGACAGAAGACCGTTAACAACTACGGTACTGCTGCTAAGTTTGGTGGGTCTTGTGGATTGATCTTCCAGAAGGAAGCTGCTGGTGTGGTTGAAGCAATTGGTCCTCAGGTTCAAGTAACCTCAGGTGACGTTTCCGTGGTTTACCAGGGTGATGTTATCCTAGGTCGTTTGGCAATGGGTGCTGACTTCTTAAACCCTGCTGCTGCTGTTGAACTAGTAGCTGGAATCGATGTATCCGCTAACTGGGACAACACTGCTGTTTCTAACGCAAGCTTCACATAAGCTTAACATTAACCAACATACAAGGGGGGTTCTCACGACCCCCTTTTTTTATTAACAAAAATTTATAACTATGGCTATTCCTACCACTAACGCTGCACAGGAGTTACCAGCTGTAAACCAGATACTGGCGTCAGTGGGTCAAGCACCTGTAACCACTCTCGATCAAACCAACCCAGACGTTGCGATTGCATATGATACATTGTTACAGGTTTCAAGGGAAGTTCAATCAGAAGGGTGGACATTTAATAGAGAAGATCATTATGTATTTACCCCTGATGCTAACAATGAAATAGTAATACCTAATAACGTATTACAATTAGACTTGACAAAAGGTACATATGGTTCTAATAAAAGATCCATACGTAGAAATGGAAAACTATATGACAAACATAACCATACTTATGAATGGAAAGATGGTGATGTAGAATGTGATGTTGTGTGGTTATTTGATTGGGTAGACTTACCTAGACCTTTCCAAGATTACATTACTGCTAGAGCTTCTGTTTTAGTTTCTAGTAGACTTGTTGGAGATGGTAATCAATATCAAATGCTACAACAAAATGAAGCATTCTTACGTGCTTCAATCGTAGAATACGAGTGTAACCAAGGTGATCATACATTCTTCGGTTCACCAAACAACGACCCTAATAACTATTTAAGTTATCAACCATACTTAGCTTTAAGAAGATAATGCCTGCTGTAACTCAACGAATTGACAATTACCTTGGCGGAGTGTCAAGGCAATCAGATGATAAAAAGAAGCCAGGTCAAGTTACTGAGTGTCTTAATGCTTATCCTGATCCCACCTTCGGATTAACTAAAAGACCTGGCTTGAAACACCTTGCAACTTTAACTGGTGCATCAGATGATTCAAAGTGGTTTTATATCCACAGAGATAATGATGAAAAATATATAGGGTGTGTAATACCTTCGTCCATAGCTGTCACTACTAATGGTACAGGAAGTGGTACTGCTGGTACTTATAAAAATATAGCTCTTAAAGCTACTAGTGGTAGTGGTACCGGAATGACAGTAGATGTTACTATTGCTGGTGGTGTTGCTACTTCTATTGTTCTTAATACACCAGGAATAGAATATCAAAACACTAATACTATTACTATAGATAAAGCTAATGTAGGTAATACTACTGCAGATGTTGTAGGTACATTGACTTTAGGTGATATAAAAATATGGAATGCTGCTGATGGTACAGCATGTACTGTAACTTATGGTGATACTGCTCCTGCTGCTTGGACACGTGCTGATAGTAAAGCATATGTAGTTGGTGATTTAGTTTCGAATGGAGGTAATGTATATAAATGTACAAGGACTGGATTAGCAGGTACTGCTGATGGACATGCACCAACGGGTACAGGTACAAATATAGAATATTTAAGTGCTTGGGCAGCTAATACTAGTTATTCTGTTGATGATAAAGTTGTTTCCAATGGTAGAGTTTATAAATGTGATGCAGCTGGTTACTCTGATAAGGCTACAGTACCGTGGGCAGGGCCTTGGAGTACTGAACAAGATATAGTTGATCCTGAAGGATTAGCTGCATGGACAGCTTCAACTGCATATAATGTAGGTAATTTAGTTAGAAACGATGGCGGTAAAGTTTATATATGCGACCAAGCTGGTAATTCTGCCGGTTCAGGAGGTCCAACAGGTACAGGTTCTAATATAAGTGATAACGGTGCTCGCTGGGATTATCATGGATATACCTATGCTAGATGGGATTATGTCGATGGTGCAGAAGGTGCTGCTAGATGGGATTATGTCGGACCAGTAAATACACATCAAACATACTTACAAGGCATACGTGATAACTTTAGTGTCTTAACTGTACAGGATACAACTATTTTAACAAACGATAGATGGACTGTAGCAAAATTAGCAGATCCTACATTTGTAGAGAGATCTAAAGCATCACTAATACTTGATGGTGTTGCAGCTGGTAATACTTTTAATGTTTCTATAGAACTTGAATCAACTGATGGAGGTGTTACAAGACAAAGAACTTTTACAATGTATCCATATGATGCTTCTGGTACTGCTTCATATAGTGATATAATAGATGCTATTACAAGAAGAATAAATAATTTAAAAGAAGTACACCCTGCAGGTGGAGTACAAACAAACCCAGATAATTGGGGTACAGATCCTGGACCAATAGCAGGTTTATCTGCTCGTGCGTATCCAACAACAATTGAAATAGATTATGTAGTTAGTGGTACACGTACTACATTTAATGTAGAAGCGAATGCTGGTACTGCGTATAATGTGATGACTGCATTCCAAGATCAAGTAGCTAATGTAAGTCAATTACCATATGAATCCGTACATGACAGAGTAGTAAAAATTATAAATACTGCCTCTCCTAACGATACATATTTTGCTAAATTTGTAGCAGATGATGGTGTTTCTGGTACTGGACATTGGTTAGAGACTATAGATCCATCTAAATCAATCGGTCTAGATGCTGATACAATGCCTCATGAGTTAGTTAATACTGCTAAGAATGCATTTACCTTTAGACAAATTACATGGGACGAACGTAAAGTAGGAGATGATGTAACAAATAATCACCCTAGTTTTGTTGGGAAAAAAATTAAACAGGCTTTTTTCCATAAGAATAGATTAGGATTTTTGTCAGAAGATAATGTTACTATGAGTAGAGCTGGAGAGTTCTATAACTTCTATCATATTTCAGCTCAGACACAAACAGATGCTGATCCAGTTGATATAAGTTGTGCGACTATTAGGCCTGCTGTATTACATAGTGTTATACCTACTACACAAGGTTTAATATTATTCAGTAAATATCAACAGTTCATGATGACTGGAGCTGGTGGAGCATTAACCCCATCAACTGTTACTGTCAACGCTATTTCTAATTATGAAATGTCAACAGATATAGAACCTATTAATATGGGTACTAATCTTAATTTCATAAGTAAGGGTACTAACTACTCAAGAGTATTTGGTATGGTCACACGTGGTCAAGAAGAGAACCCTGCTGTAGCTGATGTAGGTAGAGTTGTTAACGAATGGATTCCTGAAACAATTGATTCATTAGCTGCTAACCCTCAAAACAGTCTCATAGTATTAACAAGTCAATCATCTGATATGGCTTATCTATATCGTACTTATTCTGACGGTGAGAAATTACTT